CATCCATCATGCGTTGCTTGGTTAAAGCGATTGCTATGCATGGTCTGGGCCTGTACATCTATGCGGGTGAGGATCTGCCAGAGGCAGATGGTCAAGCAGAACCTGTGATCGTCAAGGTTGTCACTCCCACTGCCACGGCTGATGTTGAGGTCAACACCGGCAACGCAATTGCGAATGCCGAGTTGTTTGCCGAGGGAATGATGACATACACGAACCATTGCACAGACGTCAAAGGTTTAAACAGTTACTGGAAGTCGAATCAAACACAACTTGATTCACTCAAGGTAAGCCGCCCTGATCTTTACGATCAGATTCGCAACCGCTTCGCAGAAATCAAGAAGCAATTATCGGAGAGCAAGTAATGCCATATCAACCCAAAGCACCTGAGTACAAGGCGTACCCCGACAGTGGTTCGCTACGCGCCTCGACCAGCAAGAAGGGGCCGAAATCCCCCGACTACTGGGGCAACATTGCCATCAACCTGAAGGACATGACCAACATCAAATCAGAGGACGGCCTGACGGTTGTCAAGCTGTCTGGCTGGAAGAAGGTCGGCAAGGACGGCAAGACATACCTGTCGATTGCCGTTGACCGATTTTTGCCCAAGCAAGAAGAGGGCGGCTACAGCCGCCAGCCCATCCGCCAAGAAGATGACTTCGGCGATCAAGACATTCCATTTTAAGGAGAACCATATGCCAGCTAACCAACACATCAAAGATTACATCGCAGCGAACCCAAATGCCAAGCCCAACGAGATTGCACTTGCTTGCAAATGCTCTGTTCGCACGGTCTATAACTGTCGCGCCGCTTTGAGAGCAAAGGCCAAATCGTCCACCCAAATCGATGCCAAGCTGTTGGCTGAGCGTGACCAGCTTTTGGCTGAGCGTGACAAGGTGATTGAAACCATGACTCAAACAACAAACTTGCTTTTGCAAAAAATTGAAAAGCTGATGGATGACAACCAGATATACGTTCAACGCGAAACAAAGTTGATGGGCGTCATTGATTACCTTGAGTCCAAAGTCGATGGCCTTGCAGTTTGAAGCCAGAAAGGTAGCACTCAAGCAAGACCGAACAGGTTTTGTCTTGACGCTGGCGATCCACCCTGACGAATGCCCAGAAGAGATTCTGCGTGACTTCGTTGGGGCGCGATACGGCTGTGCGCTGGTGCGGATTCAAGATGACGAGTCTGCCACACCGTACAGCAACAGAGTTCAGAAGGCTGCGATGCTTTGCAAGGATTCCAAGTTTCAAGATTACTTAGGCGCCACCGATGAGGACGAGGCTGCAGCAAGGCTGTGTAAACGCTGTGGCATAGAAAGCCGTACCGAGTTGCACGGCAACGAAGTGGCTAAGCAAATATTTGATAACTTGGTTGACGATTACCAAGAAATTCCGTTTTAAGGATGTCCCATGGCATTTTCAGTTAATTACAAACCCTTCATGACCTATCTTGATCCGGACGATATTGCGCGGCTGAGAAGGTTCTCCAAGGCCAACAAGATTCCCATGACCCAGATCATACGAGAGGGACTGTCTGCGCGATTGTCTTCCGGCGATGCCTACACCAATGGCTTCAATGATGGCCTCATCAAGTCCATCAAAGTTGTAAACGGTATTGAGGCGGCTCAGATGAGATTCCCGTCCGGCCTTTCGTTTGCCGAACTTGCCGAGCAGGAGGTCAGTAAGAACTTTATTCGGGGGGATCATGAAGCTGACCGGAAGCCGTAATCAATGCCAAGCGTGTAAACAGTACTTCAACAGTAACGCTGCGTTTGACATGCATCGGGTTGGGGAGCACGGCTATGACCGCCGCTGTAGAACAACGCAGGAAATGACGGCCAAAGGCATGCTTGTCAACCACGCAGGTTTTTGGATCACCAAAGCATATGACGTAGTCAGAAAGGAGCCGGAATGAAAAATTTATCTCAAGCTGATTTGTTTAGCCTCTTTGGGTCTGATCCCAAAACCCTTGTCCGCAGCAACGACCCCGACACGAGTCAGGCGGCGGCGGCATCTGTTAACTCGACACAGTTGGAGAAGATGGTGTACGAGGCCATATGCACCTATCCGGAGGGGTGCATCAGTGATCAGTTGCTTGACCGCTTCAAGGGTTTCCCGTACTCCTCCATCACGGCCCGTTATCGGGCTTTGCTGGACAAGGGGTTTATAGAAGACACGGGTGAGCGCAGGAAGGGTCGATCCAACAAGAACCAGCGCGTGATGAGAAAATTAGAACCGAAAAAACCGGAGTAACGCTATGTGGAGATATTTATGGACAGAGTTGAGGCTGATGCTGAGAACTGTAACTCCGGCACAGGCTGTCACGCATGAGTTGCTGCATGCCGAGCACGAGTTGCTGCAAGCGGAGAGCGCAGTCGAGTACGCCCAATCGATGGTCACCTACAACAAGCAGCGAGTTAAGCGTTTAAAGGCTTATCTGGCAATTGATGAACCCAAGGAGGCAGCATGAACAACACAGGTGGGCCAGCGTTTCCATGCCACCCGGGCATTGAAAACCCAATCTATGACGGCATGACCCTGCGCGATTACTTTGCAATCAAGGCGTTGCCAATCTGCTATCAATTTTGGATGAACGATTACTATCACCCAGATAGTTCTGACGCTGACATTAGAGCAGAAGAGGATAGAAGTGATTTTGACAACGCGATGAAACAAATAATTGCTGAAGACGCATATGACATGGCAGACGCAATGCTGGAAGCGAGGAAAGCATGAACGAGGAAACCCGCAAGGTCAAGCCGTATCCGGCAGTGCCCGATGACATAGACCCAGTGCCGGAAACATGGCACAGGATTGGCGCGTTCATGCTCTGGTGTATTTTTGTAGTGCTGGCAGTTATCTGCCTTGGGCTGTTCTTTACTGGCGTTTGGATTTGGAGTTTACTAATATGACCGAAGAAGATGAAGAATTCCAGCGCCTTGAGCGCGAAGCCAAGATGCGCCGCATGGCTGAAGAAGACGATGACATCCAAGACTACGTTCGCCCTTGGGTTGTGCTGACAGATCAGGAGATTGAAGACACCATTTATGACGGTTTTGCATTTGGTCATGATAACGGGAATGTATCAAACCAAACCGTGATTCGCTACGTTATTAGGGCCATTCAAGCCAAACTAAAGGAGAAGAATCATGGATAAACCAATAGCATGGTACGACCCAACCAACCGCGCGGTCAGCAGAGACAAAGACAGCCCTTTGTTTACACCGCTTGGTCAGGTGTTGCCTTTGTATACACAACGCACATGGGTAGGGCTGACGGAGTTAGAAAGGGCAGAGATTTGTGATCTTAAATGGTGGGATTGGGAAGACTCGTTTGACATCGAGGGCTTTGCCAGAGCCATCGAAGCAAAACTTAGGGAGAAGAACACATGAGAGTGCTACGCAGAAACGGTAACGACCTGAACTGGCAAGCCAAGCTGGTGTCCGAGTGGGACAGAGACGACCATCTCCATCAAAATGCAATGCGTAGACTTGCAAGGGACATTTTTGAGTTGGCTGTGACGCGCAACTATTACATTGACCGCGAGACCATGCTCAAGATGTACGACCACTACATGACCTACGACCCGACTGTAGTGCCGCAGTGGAGACAAAACGAAGCTGCGCTGCTTGAAAAAATTATGGAGAACACATGATACGAGCACCGAACGGCAAGCCGATACTCAACGAACCAGACGCTGAAGGGTTGTACACCTGCCAGTACACAGGGCTGAGAGTGTCGCTGGAAGAGGCCATCTTCTTGGGGGCATGCGTACCACAGGTCAACGGTACATACGTATGCCACCCGACTGCGCTGCCATTCTTTAAGAAGTCCAAGCGCAATTTTGACGAGAGCGAGGCTAACTGCAATACCTGCAAGCATCTTGTTCGCGTGAAGCATGAACCAAGAAAAGATGGGATGCTACAGGGCGAGTGCCAAACTATGCCCAACTTACTGTTCAACCCCGATGACTTTATGGGGATGAATTGCTACGAACAAAGACCGGAGAAGAACACATGAGCTACATCATTGCATCACTGCCGCCCATCAAATGCTTTGTCAAGCGGGAGTTTTTGTACAACTTTGAAAAAGGGTATGGAGAGTTTGAGCCAGCCATTTGGGTCAGCTTGAAAGCTTTGCGAGGCCAAGTGTTCCGCATTGAGTCACTATTGCCAAACTACGGCGCTTTATACGACAAGCTGCCGATTCATGCTTACGTGTGGCACACCGAAGCAACAGAACTGGTTGACTTGCCAGTTGATGCCTTGCAGCTATGGGACTGCATGGGCTACCGGTTCACCATTCTGGAAAAGATTGGTCTACGCAATCTGGGCGTCAAGTTTTTGGGCAAGGACAAGCAGTGGCACTTTGGGCGCTATCTGTTCACGGTTGACTTCTGCGCTGACGAGATGGCGCTGGACACGGGCTTTTCTGAACAGGCCGAAGAACACAAGTCGTTTAACTGGATTGCGCTGGACAACGGACAGTTTGCTTGCCAGCCAAACAACAGGTGTCTTTGGTATGACCAGAGCCTGATACCTGCCGAGACAAAGTTCCCAGACTTCAAGGCTGCACAACAGTTTTGGACTGTGGACGGTACGCGCAAGTGGTCCGCTGGCGATGATTGGTTCTACGATATTCAAGAGAAGAACACATGAATCCGATGCAGTTTAAAACTCCAGAAGAGCGTAGCGCTATTGCTAAAAAATCACATGCTACACGTAAGGCCAACAAAGAAAAACGTGAAGAAGA